CCATTATGCCGCCTTATTAATTTTCTGTAATTGTTTTATACCAAGTTCAGCAATCTCTTCTGCTGGTTTAAATTCATCACCTTCATCTCTTAGTTCTCGCATATTTACAAAGTTTGCATAAGTCTTTTTAGTTCTCTTTGTAATAATGTGAGCATTCAATAATGTCTTAACTAAAACTCTAAATATGTTATTAGGTCGTTTCATTTCATTTCGTACAGTTTCGTATAAATCAAAATGTTTTTCAGATTCTTCTAGTACCCACTTCCAATCTAACCCAACTGTTTCGTATATATCTTGTTTTTCTCTAGGGTTGGCAAGATTAAAAATTAACTCTAGAAATATCTTTTCTGACCAATTTTCTACTTTAATATGTTCACTACTATTTAGTTGCGGAACAGTACGATCTGCCCATATCTTTCCAAACTTATGATGAAACGCCTCATCAGACATCACTAATTGTAATAGTTTTTTTAGTAGTGGGTCTTTAGTATCTGCGTGGGCCATAGAGAATGCCCCCATAGCAAGACCCTCAATAAGTATTTGCATACCTATAATTTTTTTCCATACAACATCACTTGATACAACATCATCTAATACTCTACCAAGGGTATCGCCTACTTTATATACCTTACCCCAGCGTTTTTTAATGTACTGATGAAACGCTAAAACATGGCGTGCTTCTTCTCTAGTTTGATTAGCGGCATATTCTTGAGCACCAGGATCTTTCAAGATATGGCATAAACTAGCACTAAGAGACATAGCACCTTGCTCTCCGTGTAATATTTGTGATAGTACCCAACCGAATGATTCGTTTGCAAGTTTAATCTTTTGTTTTTCTGTAAGTTTGTCTGCAATCGTGGGTACTTGTAATTCCATACAGAATACTCTAGGATCTACTAAGTAGTTTTTTTCCATATCAAAATCTACATCAAAGTCAATGTATTTTTTATCATTAGGATCCCAAAAGTGTTTATGTGTTTGACTTATAATTTTGTCAAAATCTGTTGATCTAGTATCGTATCTATTCTCATCTATCATTGGTGTAAAGTGAGTAGGTACAACAGCATTATATGCTTTATGTTTTGTGAGTTTATTGTTGCCACTTCTAAGACCTTGATACCACCTCTTAGTTTTAAAGGCGACATTCTTAGAAAGGACTAAACCTAGAAATAATTTTTCTTTTATATTCATACTTATATTTAGGGGTAAAAAAAAGGGGAGTCCAAAGACCCCCCTTAATTTCTTGTTGCAAAAGCAACTAACGAGATTACATCAAGTTAGCAACTTTAACTCTTCTGTAATAGAAGTTTTGATTAGCAGCAGCAGGTGCCGTCACATCAATAGTTCCGTTAGCAGCAGTGTTAGCAAATGGATTTTGAACCATTCCGTATCTGGTCTTAAAGCCAATTTTTGGTTGGAAAGTATCTTGACCAACTGCTCTCACCATTTGTAGTGGAACATATGGGCAATAGAATAATCCAGCGTCATAAGGTGAAGTACCTTTATAACCAACAACATAGTACTGACTAGCAGATACATTCGCAGCATATGGATCAACATATACTTTGAATCTTCCGTTAAGAACACCAGCAAAAGTATTTGCAGTATCATCAACAGCGAGATTGTTGTTAAGAGCCGGAGTATAGTCTAGTATACCAGCCATTTGTAGAGCAGAAGCAACATCAGCACTTGTGATGATAATATTACCTTTTCCTCTTCTTGTTTTTTGACCAATCGCATTAGCGTCTCTTTCGAGTTGGAACATTAATCCCTTGAACTTCTCAACAGACCATCGACCGTTTGAATCAGTATCTAAATCAAATACACCTGGAGTGGTAGTATTTACTTCAGCACCTTTGTTAGCAACTAAGTAAATAGTTCTAACAACTTCACGGTTAATTTCTGCAAGAATTTCAGTAGATAAAATGTTTGCAAGTTCAGTTTCTGCGTCTAGTCCATGGATTGCTTTTAAATCTTGAGCAAGTTCCATAGTGTACTCTGCTTTTAGAGCACGAGACTTAGCAGTCACGGTTACTTTGTCGATTGAGAAAGCCATTTCAGCAAATGCGTTTGCAGCAGCGTCTCCAAGTGCCTCAGCTTGTGCTGTTGACATACCAACACCAGTACTATATGTACCAGCAGGTGAGTCATTAAGGGCAGCAGGATTTGTAGCAGCAAAACCAGTTCCTGGAGTGTTTAAATCTCCAGCAGCGTCATTCGCAGCATGGTCTGTATCAGCTTCGTTAAATAAAGCTTCATCGCCAGATTGTGATGTATATTTGGATCTCATAGCAAAGATTAGTCCAGTAGGACCAGTCATTGGTTGAACTCCGCATATGTCGTATGCAATCATATTAGGTAGAGCCCTACGAATAAGCGATATTAAGATTGGATCCCAACCAGCATTGACACCACCACCGATATTTCCGCCGGAAATATTGTTAGTAGGTGCAGCCTCCATTAGGTTGTCCTCTCTCATTGCTTTTTCTTGGTTCTCTAATACAACTGTGGTAACAGCTTTTCTATAAGAATCTTTGATTTCACTTAAATCAGGATGCTCTAGAACCGGCTGCCATTTTTCTTGTAAGTTTTCAGTTTGAAACATTGTTTCTCTCCTTTAGTATTAAAATTACACCCTCACTAAGTTAAACTTTAACTTTAGTAAGTGTATTAGAAATTGCGGCGGTGTAAGCAGCCATAGCTTGATTACTGCCACTCGTTAAAGTAGCGTCACCGACAACGGAATCAACATCAGCTTTCGCTGTTGTCGCTTCACTATTATTTTTAGGGAAATAAGATTCTTTAATAGTATCTAATTTCTTGCTAAAATCTTGTTCGTCTTTGAATTCAATGTTCTCAGCCAAATCTTTTAGCTTTTCAGCTTCAGTATCAGCGAGTCCATTAGAGGCTTCAGAAAAGATTTTTTCCTTAGAGAACGATAAGTTTGACTTAGAAATTTCAACATTCTTAGCAATCTCTTCGTTTAATTTTTTCTCTAATTCTTCTTTTTCTTGTGCCATAGCTTCTAAGACATCATATTTTTCTTCAGGAACATCAATATAATGTTCTTTGAATAAAGTCTTTAGTCCAGAAATAAAATCTTCAGCTATTTCAGAACGAATACCCTTGTCAATCGCTAATTGATTATCTTTAATCCACTCTTCAACTACATAGTTCAAGTATGAATCAACTTTTTCAACTAACTCTTCTTTGACAGCAGACACTTTTTCGTCTACTTTGATATCCGATTTTGCTTGGATTTCTTTTTCTTTTTCTGCAAGGCGTGTTTTCACAGCAGTTTCAAATATAGTCGCAGCCTTTTCTTTAAATTCTTCAGAAAGGTCAGCGTCAGCAGAAACTAGTGCTTCAACATCTTTTGACAAGTCAATTTCAGTTTCTGTATCTTCAGCGACTACATCGTCCTCTGATTCAACTTCTTCTTCTTTCAAACTCTTACCGGGTTTGAAATCGCCTTGACCGGCAGGATTACTACCATCATTAGCGTCTTTATTGACCTGATCTTTTACTTGCTTAGACTTATCTCCAGCTTTAGATGGTCCAGATGTTGCGTCATCAGGTTTGACAACAGCAGCGCCAAGATCATCAGCCTCGTTTGATAATGGAGTAGGTTCTGCAGCAACAGCATTTTTCTTAGGAGCATTTGCGTTTGCATCCTCGGTAATTTGCTCTTCAACAGTTTCTACTACATTTTGTAGTTCAGTATCAGACATAGGTCTCTCCTTTTTTAATTCTAGAATTAAAAATCGTTATTATTAATACAAATATTTATAAGGAACGAATTCTTGAGTTCCTGTAAGAAAAAATTTGTACGCAACAATTACAATCGTTTCATAAAGTCTAGAAAAACCGCAGCTTTTGCCTCTTCTAATTCAGCACGCTTTGCTTTTTCAATAACTTCACGATATTTTTCAATTTCTAGAGATTGTATCTTGCCATTTTCCCATACCCATTCTTTACCTTCCATAATGCCTTCTACGAAAGCGTCAGGTGCGGATGGATCTGCAACTATATCAGCAGCGGTTGCAAGATAGAAGTCAGAATTAATAACATTTTTGCCATTAACTTGTTTCATTGACCCCATACCTCTAGATGATACCCCTAATTGAGCACCTTCGTCAATTAAATTCTTGACGATTTTGCCGTAAGGTGTATCCATGACTTTAGCCTCGCCAATGAAATTTCTTCCTTCTGGTTTCAAACTAGTAATCATATGTGAAACTCTTTCGAGGTTCACGGTCGGTCCGTCAGGATGTCCTAACTCACCGAAAGCTCTTTTCTTTTCTACGAATTCTTTGTTGTATCTACCCACTTCTTTAGATAATACATCTACTGGATAAATTCTACCATTACGATTTTTAATGTCACCTTGTAGAAAGATACCACGAATTTTATAATCTTTGCCTGAACCGTTTTGTTTCGCCTCGGTTAAAACTTCGATATCTTCGATAGTTTCTGTAATCAGTTTCATTTATCTTACCTCTACTATGATAGTATAACTATCACCGTTATTAAAATTTCTCGTACTAAACAGCACATCACCAGCAGGTGAAGTACTTGCTTCTAATGTAGCATTATTTGCAATCTCATTACCATCAGTTCTTAAATCCCAGACACCTTGTCCAGTTAAAACAACCGCTGTTGAGTTAGCACTTGTAGCGCCACTACCCGCCCATAATATTTCTACAGCACCTTTAGGGTCCTGTGTATTAATAGACCAGTTCAACTTAGATATTTTTTTTGTCGCATCCTCGGTCATATAAGTTAATGCCGAAGCGTCCATCTTTTTTACTAAAGTCTCACCACTACCGTCTGACAAATTGGTAAACTTGATTGTAGTCTTTTGACCACTTACATCAGCGATAGTTTGACTAGTTACCGTGTCAGCCATTATATTACTCTTCTATTTTAGATTCTAAGTCTCTAATGATTTCTTCTAACTGTTCTTTTTTTGCTCTAAGTTTTGCTAAATCTTCACCGTCAACTTTACCGTTGCCGTTTTTATCCATTTTCTTTTGAGCAGGAGAAAGTTCTTCTTGATTATGTTCGCCTTCACCAGGATGATAAGGTTCTTTTTCTGCCTTTTTCATTGACTTAGAAGCCATCTTCATACCTTCAACTTTATCTTTGTCTTTTTTTGGTTCCATCATTTCTGATTTGTCACCGTCTTTTTTAGCGATTGCTTTTTGCAATCCTGCAGGAAGTTTTTTCTGAGCAGCAGATAATTCTTCGTTTAAAGTTTCACCTTTAAGTACAGAAGCGGCAGACTCTGCAAGTCCTCTACCAATATGTTTGTAATTACTATGCATTTAATCTCTCCTATGCTGTAAAGTTTTTATCTTTTCTTAATTCTAATATGATGTAACCCGTTGCACTAGCAGCATTAGTTGCTATGTCTCCTGATGTTACCGTGGTGTTTGTAGCGTCATTGGCAATAGCAGGTCCTGCATATGTGCCTGTACCTGTAAGTCTGATTGCTGTTGTATCAGCTGACGCACCTTTAAATTGTACGAGTACAGAACCAGCAAGGGCGTGATGTATTTTTACGATACTTAATTTTGCACCGTTAGCGTGTCCTGATAAATCACTTGCGTCAAGAGCAGCCGAAGTTGCACTATCTGCCGAGTGATCTAGACGAACTACAACTAAACCGCCAGCAGAACCGGCACCCGTAGGTATATTGTCGTCTCTTAATGTTGTTGTTGCGAATGCCATAATTCTCTCCTATTAACTATTTATACTATCTAAGAGTTTCTCTCTCTAAATAATCCATAATTTTATCTTTGTTAACACCATACTTTTTTACTACTCGAGCAATGTTAGTGTCTATCTTATCTAACGAATCAGAGGTTCTGAATAAGTCATCTACCGCCTTTTTCATTTTAGGTGATAATTTCTTATATTCTTTACTCTTTTTGTGTTCTGATTCGTCTAATGACGAAACATATTCGTTATACTGTCTCATCCTGTGTGGGTTCCTCTATGCCATTACCAGAAAAAGGATCAACCTCGGTATATGGAGCACCTTTTCCTGTGCCTAATATATCTTCTTCAGGTTGTGCCTCTACTTCTACAGCGGGTTCTTCAGGCGTTTCTTCAGTTTCGGATTTGTCGTTCATCCATTCACCTGCAACATCTTGACGCCTATCATCTAGTGCTGTTGAAATTTTACTAGCAAGACCGTTTTTAAATGCCTTCTCAGCACCAATATTATCTCCTTGAGATAGAGAATCTATCATATCTTTAACATGGTTTACTTCAGGATTATTGTCCTGTGTTTGTTCTTCACTCATTCATTTTCTCCTTTATTCATTATATCTCGTTCAATCTCGTTTTCGTCATCTTCAGATTCTAATGGATCTGCGATTACACCGTGTTGAACTTCATTAGCGATTTGTGAATTGATTTCTAAAATCTCTTCATCTGATTGTCTTAACACATTCTTTCTTAGATATTCTACTGAAAAATATTTACCAACATAAGGTGTTAGTTCATTTGCAAGATTAATTCTTTCTCTTAGCATTTCAGCAGTTTTTAATTCAGCAAAATGTCCATCTTGTAAAAAATCATATTGAATGTGTTGTTTAATTCTATCCCAGTCATCTATTGATATAACACCTTTTAATACTAATTGTGTTTTCAATAGGTCTTGAAATAGACCTGTAAAGCGTTTTCTTAATCTTTGTACAAATTTAGAAAACTTTACTTCATCTCTTGTAATTTCAGCACTTTTACCAATACTGAAACCTTGATCTTGTTCCATTCTACTTACAGGAACATG